GAGGGGCCCCCACAAGGAAGCCCCTCCCGGCGATGCCGATTCGTCCCTCTCTGCACTGTGTACAGAGATAGGAACTCCTTTACCATACGAGGACACATCGATGCCTTACTACACTGAGCAATTCACGAATTCAGCTGACCAAGTCCGGATTTTCCGGAATGGCGTGCTGAAGTCGTATGCTACTGTAGCTCGGGAATCAGTCGAGCAGACGGGACATAGGTCCCGTCCGCATAAGCAAGCTGTCTCCTTCTGGGAGAAGTCTGCTCAATCGTTTGATCCCTATGCCTACTTCCTCGAATCAACTTCGAAGAAGCAGTACCAAGATCGCTTAAGCGAGCGAGGTCTGCAGCCAAAGGGTGAACCCGATAGGGGACATCCTTTTGAGCTGAAAAGGCATATCTTGATGGGCAACCGGCGCACAATCACAAATCGTCATATCCCTTCTGGGGATACGACGACTTGGGAGAACGGACTTGCCATTCCATATGTGAATGTCACGCCCGCTCTGCAAGCCGTGCATGACGGAGACCTTCTCAATCCTGCCTCTTACAAAGAGACGGGGTTGGATGCTTTCGCGCAGCAAGCCTATTCAAGGGTGGCACCGACGTCTGTGATGTTCGATGCTGGACTGTTCCTTGGAGAGCTCCTTGAGGGGCTCCCCAACATACCTATCCGGGCCTTTAAGGACCGGCTCGAGGTAATACGTTCAGTTGGCAACGGATATCTGAATGCCGAATTTGGATGGAAACCATTCATAAACGACATGAAGAACGCAGCTGATGCGCTTTTTGGCGCAACTCAGCTTCTTTCCCAACAGGGAAAGCGCGTGCACAGACGATATGGCCTTCCTCCCGCACTAGCTTCGGAGACGACCGTTTCAAACGGTTATCTTAACGCGGCTGGTGGTTTTACGAGAGGATTCGCGACCAACGACAAGGCGTTGGTACAGAGTGGCAGCAACACTGAGATTGGGCTTAACACCCAAGCTGAGGTTGTGTACACTAAAACGCGAAATTCCACGAGGTGGTTCGAGGGGGAATTCTCCTCCTTCTACCCGCTAGGTTTCGATCCTGACGACTTCAATGAACGTTACAACGTTCTTGTGAAGACTGACTGGACACCTGCAACCCTCTGGGAACTGGCCCCTTGGTCCTGGTTGATCGATTGGAATCTCCGTATTGGAGACTCCATTCGCGCCAATGAATTGGCTGCGAACGATCTACTGGTTATGCACTATGGGTATGCAATGGAGACCACCGTTTATTCAACGATGGCTTCATGGCGCATTACCCAGCAAGCTCCTGCACAGTACTACGAAGTGACCGGGGTTCCCCACAAGGGATTCCTTGGTTCGCAGACACAGTACAAGCGCAGACTTCGTGCAAACCCGTATGGATTCAGAGTAGGTGGTGCTGAAGCCCTCACAGGGAATCAGTATGCCATTCTGGGCGCACTTGGGCTCACAATGCTCAAGTGAATCTGATACCAGTTGAAGATTCAAAACTCAAACTGGAACCACACCCATCATTCCACACATCAACCCGGAGAGCTAACATGCTTCCTGATCCTCAGTCCATCACTGTTGGTGGCACGACCATTGCCCTTCCCAAGACGGGAAGTGACAAGGCCTCTGCCGACTACCAGTCGGCTGATCTGACTTCGCAGCTGCGAGTCAATCAGACCATCAACAGCACAACTCGAAACACTGTGGTCTCTTTCAAGACGAACAAAATTGCGGCTGATCCCATCACGGCGATCAACTCCCGCAAGTCGTCTATCTGGACCATTTCCAATCGAGCTCCGATTGATGGTTTCACCATCGCGGAACTCAAAGATGAGCTCGTTGGCCTTGCCAACCTGCTCACTGCTTCGAGTGGGGCGCTTGCTGCCAAGATTCTGGCTGGTGAGAAGTGACAGATCTTATTTTGATCTTCGGCACTCTCGCCATCAGCCTTTTGGTTAGCCTGTCCTTCGCTGCTTTCGCCTTTACGGCGAAGCGTGCGTAGGGTAAGCGCTTGATGTGAGGACACAGGAGTGTGTTGGCTGGACTCGTAACCCCGGAAAGGGGCGAGATGAAAAGCCTATTAACACTCCACCTGTCAACCCTAGTTAACCTAGGGTCCATCTGTTCGATCGACATCGCCCACGACAGTAAAACTGTCGTGAGTCGTGTAGAAGATGAGGGCGAATCGTTTTTGACGATCGTCCTTCCAGGCCTTGCGAAAGCTCTCGAAAGAGGGCTGGACCAAGGCTATTGGCCGGTTCAAGCGATGAATGGAATCTTCCTTCACCGCCGAGGGCTCCCCGTTTTCATGCGAGGGTTCCTCAACCAGATCTTCGACGAGAAAGACGGATCTCTGCTTGCGACTCCGAATGCTGAATGCATTTGGGCTGTGAGGCAGTTTTGCTACCTCACACACAAGGTTGAACGTCCGTGCACTCCCGTGAGGGAGCGTCAGGCGTTCGCCCGATTTGTCGCAACCGACGACAGTCTCATTGGGCTCCCCGGTCGCATTGACCGTGAAAGGTTGGAAACCTTTCGTAGGATCTCACTAAGGCTCTTCGGCCGTGTCTTCCAGGAATGCGATCGCAAGATCGCTGCCTGGGAACTCGTCCCGAAGCATGGTCCTGGTGCTGTTGCTGAGCAATCTTCCCAAAAGGAAAGGCGCTCCTACTCCTACTGGCACGACAGACTTGAGTCTGTCTTCCCATATTGGAGATACACCGCGAACTCTGTTTTCCAGAGTTCAGACCAGGTCGTACCCATCTCAGATGAACAACCCGTCAGGGTTGTCTCTGTGCCGAAAACCCAGTCAACGCCGAGAATCATCGCTATTGAGCCCTCTGTCATGCAGTATGCACAGCAGGGGCTCAAGCGTGAGCTCTACGAGTTGATTGGGCGTGGACCTCTCAAAGATGTCCTCGGCTTCCAAGACCAGACCAGGAACAGGAACATGGCCTACAAGGCTTCTGTTACCCAGTCCCATGGTACCCTGGACCTATCGGATGCTTCCGACCGGGTCCACTGGTTTCTTGTTAACGAGCTGTTTGGCAACTTCCCGCATCTGCGGGAGTTCGTCATGGCAACTCGTAGCCGTACGGCAGACGTTCCCTTCCACGGGGTATTACCCCTGCAGAAGTTCGCGTCGATGGGATCTGCTCTCACTTTTCCACTTGAAGCAATCGTTTTCACGATTCTGACGGTGGCTGGTGTGGAGCAGGCGGAGAACCGCCGCCTCCAAGCCTGGCAGCTGCCAGGTCTCGTCAGCGTTTACGGAGACGATATCATCGCCCCTGTGGATGCGATCGATCACGTTATCGACTGGCTTGAACACTTCGGTGCCAAGGTCAATCGGAGCAAGTCCTTTTGGAACGGAAAGTTCCGGGAATCTTGCGGAGCGGAATATTACGACGGCACAGACGTGTCCGTTGTGAGACTTCGCTCTGAGCTTCCTAGCTCACGTGATGATGCAGCTGAAATTGCCTCTCTGG